ATGGTCTCGGCCTGCTCGGCGGTAACGCCGCGATCGCGCAGCCGTTTGGCGAGCCCGTCACATTCGTGCTCGCTGCAGAGTTCGACCAGAGCGTCGAGGCTAGCGGCGTTGTCGGGTGCGCCGAACTGGTTACGGGCCTCGGCCTCGGTGAACAACGGCTCACCCGCCGCACCGGGTACGGCCGTAAACGCCAGCGTCTGCGCTTCGCCGTGCTCGTCGGTCGTATCGGCGCCGATGCCGGCAACGCTACCGTCGTCGTTGGTGTGCACGGTAAATCCGGCGGCAGCGAGCTGGTCGGCGATGCCGGGCGATTCAGCCGCCGTCTGCTCCGACGACGCTTGAGCTTTGGGCTTGCGCCCGAACAGAGATAGGGCCATTGCGTTCATTCCTTTTCGGATGGGGTTGGAATTGCGCCGCAGCGTCTTATCGAACGCCTCCAGCGCATCGTGGGCCGGCATGATCTCGTCGATCAGGCCTAGCTCCAGGGCTTCGCGGGCGTTGAGCACGCCCGCCTCGGTCTTGCGCACCGCGTCGGCCGACAGTCCGCGGTACTGGGCCACGCTGTCGACGAACATCGAATACACCTCGTCCACGTCGGCCTGCATGCGCGCGTGGACGTTGTCGGGCAACGGCGCCAAGCTGTTGCCTTCGGCTTTGCGGGCCCCGGCGGTTATCAGCGTGATTTCGCGGCCCTGCTGTTCGAGCGCGCCGGCGATGTTTTCATGCATAGCGATCACGCCGACCGATCCGGTCTGCGCGGTGCGCGGGGCAACAATCCGGTCGGTCGCCGCGGCCAGCGCGTACGCCGCCGAGCAGCACAGTTCGTCGACCAGCGACCAGATCGGCGTGTCGATATCGTGGATGAGCTGCGCCAGGTCGAACGTGCCGGACACCGAGCCGCCGGGGCTGTTGAAGTCCAGCAGAATGCCGCGCACCTCCGGATCTGCGTCCGCGGACTGAATCAGCGCCTGCAGTCCGTCGAGGCCGACCATGCCGCTGGATGGGTTCAGATGCCCGAATTTGTGCGTGATAGTGCCGTCCACCTCGATCACGGCAATGCCGTCGACGGTCTTGGCGAGCGTCTTGCCGCTCGCGCTCCAGTTGTCCAGCACCGCCTGCATATCCGCACGTTCCAGAATGGCGCCGTCGTGCATGTGCAGCGATTGCACGTTCAGGCGATCGACCAGCGCCGACACCATGGTCCGGGCGCGCTGCGGCTCGATCATGAGCGATCGACCGAATATCTGTGCTGCGATGTGTTGATAACTCATGTGGTGGCGTCCTGTGTCTGCTCGGCTTCGGTCGGCGCGGCATCCACCCGCTTGCCGCTGTTATCGGTCTGGCGCGGGTCGGTGTCGTGCACCAGGTCGAGATCGTCGGCGCCGGTGTTCTCCATTGCCTGGCGGGCGTCGACGTCGTCGATATCCTCGCCGCGGCTTTCGCTGATCACGTCGCCGCGGGTCTTGAAGCCGGCACGTACTGCTTCGCGGTCGGACTGGACGTCCTGCACCGGGTGGATGTACTGCCAGGCCTGCGGGATATGTTTGGCCCGGGTGTATTGCTCAGGGTTGGCGTCGAATCCGGGCGCGCTCAGCGCGTTGGTCAAGATCGCCTTGGGCAAGAACCAATCGGCCCATATGCGCCGACACATCTGGTGCACGACGATATGCTGCTGCCATTGCTGCACGCGCCGGTAGAACTGGTTGAGCACTACGCGCGCGGTGCGGTCGTTGATCTTGCTGAAGTCGCCGGTCAGCACCTCATACGGAATCTCGAGACCGGCCGCTTCGGCCATGAGCTGCTGGCGCATGAAGTCGCCGTAGGTGCTGCCGGCGTCCGGCGGCGAGGCGAACTTGATGTCCTGGCCTGCCAGCAGCTCCTGGATCACGCCGGGCTCCATGCTCAGGTCTTCGATCGGCGCCGGGTCGTCGTTGCTGGCGTCGAGCTCATCGGCGCTCAGCGAATGCGGCAGCGGCGCGGGGTTGTCCGGCGACTGGTTGGTCACGAACCCGGCGTACAGGTTGGCGATCTGCTGGCGCATGAGCGTGGCGTCGTCGTATTTGTCGACGTCGTACATGCGCAGCAGCACCGGCGCCATCTTGATGATGCCGCGCGTCTGGCCGGCACGCACCGGGTCGAACAGATGGATCACGTCTTCGGCCTTCACCCTCGTCAGCTGCAGGCCGTCCACGCCCATCATCCAGCCATCGCCCGGGTGGCTCTTGTAGAACCAGTACGCCGCGCGCCGGCCGATGCGGTTGTATTCGATGCCGCGGCGAATGGCGTTGCCGTTGCGCGGATTGCTGCCCGAATAGTTCACCGGACACATTTCAGCTTCCATGACCTGAATCTGCAGCGGCACGGATAACCCGTCGCTGTCGCGGCGGTCACGTTTGCGGATGAAACACTCACCGCCCTGCAGCCAGGCGTTGACCGCTTGCGCCTGCAAGCCGTAGATGCCGAGCACGCCCTCCGGGTCGCACTCTTCGCCCCAGGACTCGAACTCCATCTGCGCGGCGCGCTGCCAGCCCTTGTCGTCGGCGGCCGATCGGGGCTTGATGCCGGTGCCGATGATATTGGACACCAACTTGTTGATGCCGCTCTGGGCGTAGCCGTTGTTGCGGTACTGCTGGCGCGAGCGGTTGCGCAGGGTCTGCGCGTTGCCGGTGGCCGAGTCGTTGGGGCCGGTTCCGGAAGCCATCCAGCCGCGCAGCCGCCGGCCTTGGCCGCCCGCTTCGTACGGCGTGGGCACGCTCCCGCCTACACGGGTGAATGCATTGCCGTGTTGGTCGAGGATTGCGGGCATTTAAGTTCCGGGGTTGGGAAAGCTGTATCGCAGGCGGCAGCTGTCAAGGAATCCTTGACAGCTCATCACACGCCTTTGGTGCTGTAGACGCCGAACGTGCGCGCGCGGCGTACTCGAGTCTGGCCGGACAGTTCGCGGTGCGCTTCGCGGATGAGGCGATCAAGCTCGTCGAGCGAACGAAACGTGACATCGCGGTCACGGTAGCGGATACGCGTGGCGCCCGAGGCGCGCGCTTCTTCGAGTTCGTTGAGCCATTTCTGGCGCTGGGCGCGTTGTTCCGGCGTGAGTGCCATAGTTATTCGCCTACCTCGTCGCGGGTAGCGTTGATCTGCCAGCCGCGCGGCGGAGCGCCAACCATCTCGCGATTGATCTGCTGGCGCATGAGTTCGGACTGATACCAGGCGCGGCGGTCGGTCGGCGCCATGCAGTCCGGGTCTTGCGCTGCGGCTGGGTCTGCGCCGTAGCTGGCGTCGTCCGTTGGGCCGGTGGCGTTGATGTCGAAACCCAGCTCGGCGAATTCTCGAATGATGCGCAGGGCGTCGTCGTCGCTGAGCAGTGCCGCGGCGATGTTTATTGTGGCCATGCGATCACCTGTTCAAATACTGGCTTTGCCTGCGACGTGGCCGCCGGCGTCGGGCCGGCGACATGAGCAGCGCGTGATTTTTGAGCAGCGGGTTGCTGTCCCAAGATTTCGCCCAGTCGGGCGGGCTGTCCCAATCGATTTTCTCGCTTCCCAGGTGTGTGAGCAGCGCCAGATCGTAGGCCAGCAGGATCATGGCTTCGTTGGCGGCGTGTGACGTACGGCGCTCGTAGCGGCCCTTGTCGTTACGCACCATGGAGACGAGTTCGTCGTACCACCATTGGCCGATGCCCGGATCGCCTTTCTGGCTGCGTCGGGCCGGCGTATGCAGGTAGTTTGGCCCCGGTAGCTCGCGCTCGAGCTGGCCGTAGGTTTCGTCTATCAACTGGTCCTTGTCGACAATCGCGAGCGGGATATCGCCTTTTGCCCCGGCTTTGCCGCGACTCTCTGGCGATGTCCAGCGTATGCGCGCCTGTTGTTTGTGCGTCGCGCCTTTGATCAGCATGACGCGCTTGGCATGGCCGAGCCCGACAATGCGGCGATACCAGTCGTACGCTTGGCGCGTAACGCTGCCGCCGCTGCCGTCGCGCGCAGCTTCGCCGCCGGTATCCACGCCGAACATCATGATCGGCATACGCAGCGAGCGTTCGCCGGCCAGCGCATAGGTGCGGCCGAGCAGATCGCGCGTGAGCACGTCCCAGTCTTCCGGCTGTGTCGCCGGCCGGATCGCGGTCGGCGGGTCGGTGCCGTCTGGCCCGCGATCCTCCTTGATGTTGAACCGGTCGATCACCCAGCGCTCGCGCTCCGGGCCATGGCCGTGCACCTGCACTACGAAGCGCGAACTCTTGCCTCCCTGCACGTCGACGGTGCAGGTGAGAAACCGCACGCCGGCCGGTACGACCTTGAGCTCGCCGACCGTGGCGCGATCGGCGAGCTGGTCGCTCGAGTGTGCCGTGGTCTTGCGCCGTGTAACGTACGGCCGGCCCCAGTCGGTGTTGGTGACGGTCTGCAGCGTTTCCTGCGAGCCGGTCTGTTCGTAGGTCTGTTCGGCCGACAACAGTTTGGACGACAAGCTGCCCCACGGTTGATATGCGGCGGCCGGGCCTTCCATGGCGAATGATGCGGCGCGCGTCTGGCGGGGCGCGCCTTGTACGGTTCCGCTCGGGCTGAACGTGCAGCCCTCCGGCAGCCAGAGCCTATGGCTATTCAGGCGGCGCTTGTCCATCTCTCCCGGGTTGTGCCCGCAATGTGGGCATTCCGGCTGCGCCAGCTCGTGATTCCAATTCTCCAGGCTGGGACGATAGAAGCCGCCGCAGCCATCGCAGGGCCAGTAAAGGCGCCGCCGATCGCCGCGATTGAATAAATCGCAGATCCCGCGCACCGGCGGCATCATGTGGGGCTGATCGTCCGGCGCGCGCCAGTCGACCAGGTCGCCGTCGACGATCACGCCGGG